GTAAAGATCAGGGGCTATATACATTGCTGGAGCGTGATCGCACAACAATAAATTATTTTTAGGATCTACATTAAACATCTCACTACCTGTACCTGTCTTCTTATCTCTGGCTACAACACAAGGAAGTTCAATAATAGGAATAAAGCCAAATGGCAGTTCACCAAAAGTAGTTGGAGGAATTATTTCCGCAGGAGGAATTATTGTTAGTTCTGGTAAATCTTTAACCTTTGGTTCGTTTATAAAAGGAGGGTTTAATTCCACTTATTAAAACAATTAAAAGCAAGTGAAATTCTTTTTTTATTAGTTTTATTTTTTTCAACAGAATGCATTAAATGTGCAGGAAAAACAAAAACATCTCCAACTAAAGGCTTAAACGCTATTTTTTCTGCAAGAAAAGCATCATAAATGTTATTACCTTTTTCATCTGTCTTTACATCACCAAAACTATGATAAATAAAATGCTCATGTGAATTTCTAATAATAGAAAAATCACCGCTATCTTTTGGAACTTTAATATAAAAAGCTCCAGCTAAAATTGATTTTGGATGTATATGAGGGGTGTTATAACCTCCTTTTCCATTAATATTTAACCAGCAATTGTCAATACAAAGATCACCTTTCCAATTACTTTTGTAAATAGATTGTGTAATTGAATTTAATATTGCAAGAGTTTTACTTATATTATCTTTACAATTTTCATCTTTTAAATCATACGATTGATAAGCGTTTTTTCCATAATTACTAATTTTTCTGCCTTTGTTTTTAGTTTTTATTTGTTTACATTCTTTTATAAGATCTTTTATCTTAATGTTATTACTTTCTAATGTTTCTAAAATATTTACATGCCAAAAAGGAGTAGGAAAATAATATTCTAATTTTACATCCATTAGCAATCATTCCATTGACCAGCAAGATCACTACTTAAATTACCAACTTGCTTTCTAGCTTGACCAAAAAATATTCCTGCTAATACTGGCCCTACGATTGGAACGCTTGCAATAGCTGGTGTCACCTGAACCGATCCAGCATCAGCAATCATCTGTCCATTACTCCGTCCTTGGGCTTGTTTTTCAATACATTCAATCTGTTTTGCTGTTAATTTACCGTCTGAACCTTGCGGATATGTAATGAACTGAGCAACAGATTCTTTATGCGTATGTCTAGTCTTTACACCACCATTAAAAGTAGGAGCTTCGCTAGTTTCATACTGAAGCATTGTTTTTGGATCGTGTTGACGGCTGGCAAAACTCCATTGTTCTCCACCATCAGAACCAGTTTCACTTCTGATTTGAATTGAACTATAAGGAGTGTTGGAAAGCTTGGCTATATCAGGGATACCAGAATCTTTACGAGCCAATAAAGAAAGACTCATAAAGTTTGTAGCGATCAAACCACCGCCTAGAACTAAAGAAGTTAGGCCGTTAAATGACTTAAATTGAATCATTTAAAAGGAAGCACAGAACCAGTTGATGATGGAACGCTTGGTATTGATGGCATAGATCCTTTAACAAGAGAAGGCAATTGCTTTTGCACTTCGCTCATTATGGATTCTGTAATCTTGCCACGTTGAAAGTAAGCCAACGTACCAACAGATACAGCCAAACCAAGTAAAGCTGTATTTATGTAAGTGAGGATTTTTATCATGCAGGGCAAGCCTCACCATCGTTTTCAGGGTTTTGAACTTCTTCAAGATTAAGTTGAACTAATTGAGCAACTTTGGCTTCTAATTTTGCTTGTTTTTCTTTCCATTTTGCAGCATCATTTTGTTGCTCTACTTGCATTTGCTTGACTTCTGCTGCAAGGGCTAAACGATCAGACATAAAAAAATAATATTTCTATTAAATTATAAACGGAATGTCTACAGTTTCAAATCCATACACCAAGGATATTTATTTTTCATCTTTGCTCTTGAAGGCATCAAATTATAAGCAATGCTAATTCTGTCTTCATCCATATAATTTTCGTTAGGACTATGTAATTGATAACTAGGAAAAACCACTAAATCACCTGCTTCAACATCCATCCAAACTTCAGGATGCCATGTATGGGTTACATAAATATCATAAGTTGCTGTAGCAGAGTTATCTTCTTGCCTTGCTGTTCTTGCCCTATCTTTAAAACCCAATGACATATCTTTACCATTTATATACAAAACACAGGTCATAAAAGAATCTGAATGACTATGAAAATTAAACCCTGTTTCTCCTTTTTTTTGCCAATTCATCCATGCCCCTACAATTTTCCATTTTCCTATGTTTGGAGCAACTGGACAAACTTGAATTGCTGATTTTAAAACTTTTTTATGAAGTGATTTAAAAATTGGATTTTTTAAAACATCAATAAAACTAGTTTTTGCAATATTAAAATCAGAACATCTAAATTTAAATTCTGCAAGATTCCAATTATTATTTTCTTTTTTAAATTTTTTATAAGTTGAATTTATTATTTCATTATCAATTTTAAATTTATGAATACGAGTTGGAAATAAATCAATAAATGTTTTATCTCTTTCAATCACTTCTCAACCCAAGAAACAGTATCCTCGTCCCATTTATATATTTTTTCAGTTGCATCAGTAGGCAATTCGACAGGTGCATCAAAAGTGCAGTTGGCTTCGTTAAAAATCCAACTATCAAAAGTTCCTTTGGCCCAATCTTCTTTTACTTTATCTTGTTTTGCTTTTTTCTCCTCATCGGTCATGTTTAGAACGTGCCAATATTCCTTAACTGTTCCGTCTGATTCATATCTATACTCAATTCCTTCAGGATTGTATGAAGCATCTAGCTTTTCATACGGGCCGATAGCAGGGCTTTCTGTTTTAACAAATACTGCATAACCACTTGGAGCACCAGAAGTAAAATCATGTGCTGGAAACAGATACTTAAGATTTTCTTCTCCTAAAGGAAAGTTTTGAGGTTCATTACTTTCATTGAGTTTAATGTATAAAGTCATAATAATTACTCCTAAGACTCGTCATTAGTTCTGGTGGATGGATAAGAACGATCAGTACCAGGCCATATCAACCTAACAGCACCATTTGTTCCATAGCCTCCATTAACTCCAGATCCTCCACCTCCTCCAGCTCCTCTTAATCCTGCATTTCCACCATTACTATTTGAATAAGGATAGTTATAAGGAGAGTTACCTTGATTACCTCCAGAGCCACCTTGTCCTTGTGCAACGTTTTGAGCACTAGACGATCCTCCGTTTCCACTAGATCCTTCTCCACCTATCCAAACGCCACCACCGCCTCCTCCACCTTGAGACCATCCACCACCGCCACCACCGCCACCTGCACCATTACCTCCATTACCTGAACCGCCAGCTCCTCCATTGCCTGAATACCCACCTCCACCACCTCCACCTGTACCACTACCAGCAGTACCGCCATTGCCTCCTCCATCAGAAGTAAAGCCACCATTAGTCCAAGGAGAGCCAGCTATACCATCTGCTCCATTTTGAGGAGCAGTCCCTCCAGTTCCTTTAACTTTAATATTGCTTGAAGAAGGTCCAAAATCAACACTACTGTCACCACCACCTATGGGAGCAAAATAAGAAGCTGACTGCCCTGGTGAATATTGTCCTCCTTGAGCAGGGCTATAAGATCCCTTTATTCCTCTATCACCTACAACAATATTTATCGTTTGACCAGGTGTAACACTAACATTATTTCTATAAGAAATTCCACCGCCAGGGCCACCTCTGTCCTGAACATTATAAATACCTCCTCCAGCTCCACCACCAAGACAAGCACAACTTATAGACGTAACACCGTCAGGAACCGTAAAACTAAAACTGCCCGCACTTGCGTATTGTTGTTGCCCTACTACTACAGGTATTCCTGCATTAGCTAAACCACTTGCTCCACCTCCTAGTCCTGCTAATCCAGCTAAAGGTGCTTCTTTTACAGGTGCTTCTTTTTTTGGGGGAATAATTTCTGTCATTTTATGAAGTCATAGAATGATTAGCAATAACAGCATAGTCATTGGCATAGGTTCCAGAACTACCTTTTTTCATAATAGTATAAGCATGAATATCATACCCAGACGTTCCACCTGTATCAGGAGCAGAACCACCTGTCCAATTTTCCGTAACAGCGTTACCATCAATTGTTAACTGTGCTGAAAAGGCACTTGAATTTGCTGTTGTAATAATCGTGACTGACAAACAATCACCAACAGCCATTTTTGATCCTAAAGTAGTTGATCCGTCATATCTAAGATTAGGAGTTGAAGTTGTTGATTCTGTTACGGTAAATAAAAATACATTTCCAGCCGATAGGTCTAAATTTGAAGCGTCCGATAATTTGCCAGCCGAAACAACAACAGATTCTTTTAATTGACCATTAAATTCAATGGAACCTGTAAATAAAGGATCAGCTTTTGTAGCAAAAGAAGTAGTAACAAACGCTGTTGATGCTGCTTTTGTAGAATTGTCTCCAGCAGAAGCCGTTGGAATTGTGACTGTACCCGTAAAGGTTGGAGATGCTAAATCAGCTTTGTTATTTAAACTAGTAACTGTGACATCAACATCAGAGCCTGAGTTATCAAACGTAAGTGTGTCACATTTTAATTTTCCGTAAGCCATGATTTAAAGAACAACGAGGGTAGCGTTTGCAGGAACAGTAATTACTACTCCAGAGTTTAGCGAAGGACTAACTGTTGAGGCATTTTTATTTGTACCTAGAGTATAGGATGTTGTAACTGTTTGGTCATTTTCAACAAAGACCTTATCAGTTCCTCCTCCAGTAGCTCCAGCTCCACCACCAATTGCACCCCAACTGTCTGTATAGCCTTCAAATTGACCTTCTGTTGAGTTATACCTAAACATTCCAGCAGAAGCAGATCCAGGTCTTTGTCCTGTAGTTCCAGAAGCAACATCAATTGCTCCTGTTCCTGTCATTGAAATATTTCCGCTAATTGTTAACGAACTAAGCGTTCCCAAGCTTGTGATTGCAGACTGAGCAGCACCCGTTACTGTTGCAGCCGTTCCTGAACAATTACCAGTTACATTTCCTGTTAATGCACCTGCAAACCCTGTGCTAGTAAGTAATCCACTTGAAGGGTTATAAGTTAATCCTGTATCTGTTTCAGCTCCCTGTGATCCTGTTGCTCCATCAACAAATAATGGATAAACAGTTTCATCTGTTGAATTATTAGCAGTAACTGTAACTTCAGTTGATAACGCTGCTGTTCCACTTGTATCTTGCGTTCCAGAAGCATTAACTCCAGGAAGATTTATATTTGCCGTTCCATCAAAACTAACTCCACCGATATTTCTTGCAGTTTCTAAAGCTGTTGCAGTAGCAGCGTTTCCAGTCGTGTCTTGATTACCAGCAGCATTTACACCTGCAAGGTTGATATTTGCTGATCCATCAAAACTAACGCCTCCAATTGTTCTTGCTGTTGCTAATTTTGCAGATACATTGCTATTTGTTTGAACAGCATTACCCATTAAAGAATGTGCTGAACATTGATAATGAAGAACTTGTGGAGTTGAATCTGAAACAACAATTTGTGTATAAGCTCCAGAAGATCCAGGCGTTCCATTAGTAGTAACTCCTGTTGTATAAGCAGTTGTCTTATCTGCTTCTAGATAAAAACGAAGTGGATGACCTGAGTTAGTACCATCTGCTTGATCAAATTTATATGTACGACCTGGGGTAAGAGTTATAAATGGTGATTCTTTACCGCCAATTTTATATCCAGAACTTGATCCAGATCCGTTATATCTATGTGCTCCAGTTTTAGAAGCAACAGTAACAACCAGAGTTTTTACGTTGCCTGTATAAGTTGCATTTAAAGTTGAAGCTCCAACTAAACTTCCATCGTTTGTTAATGTTGCATCTCCTGTAAATGTTGGACTAGAAGTAGAACCTGGATCGACCCAAGATAAAGTTCCTGATCCATCACTAGCTAAAACGTAACCAGAAACAGCAGCATCAGCAGAAGGAAGCGTAAGCGTAAAGTTACTGGTAATTGTTGCTGGTGCTTGAAGGGCTACATAATTTGAACTATCAGCATCGGCAAAACGTAAATCTTTTTGAGCATTAAGAGTTAAATCTCCAGTTAACGAACCACCAGAAAGATTTAGTTTTAGAGCATCTGCTGTATCTGTGTAAGTTTTGGTTGCTGCATCTTGAGCTGCTGTTGGATCGCCTAAACCAGTTATCTTGCTTGTTCCCATTGCAATTGCACCTGACATTGTGCCTCCTGCTAATGGGAGTTTTGTTGGGTCTGTCGAATTATCTGTACCCCAACTTAAGTTTCCAGAACCATCTGTTTGCAATCTTTGTCCAGAAGTACCATCACCATCTGGAAGAGTCCAAGTGATGTCAGAAGAAACAGAAGCAGGAGCTTTTAAACCTAGATAATTTGCACCATTTGAATCTGCTTCTGTAAAACGAACTTCTTTTGCATTATCAACAATCAAATTCCCTGTCATTGTCCCGCCAGCTTTCGGTAGAGCAGCGTTGGCAGTTGTGTTTGCTGTATTAGCTAAGTCATAAGCAGTCTTAACAGCATTAGGAGTAGCTGCTGTTGTTGCACTTGTACTTGAAGTTGAATCTGTTAGTTGTAAAACACCAACTGCACTTGTCGTTCCAGTAGTAATCTTACTTCCAGTAATCGCAGCAGTTGAGCTGACATCAGCGTTAACAATTGCTCCAGCAGTAATAGAAGTTAAACCTGCATTTGTTATCCCTATATCACCTGTAACTGCAACTGCTGTTGGCACGTTTGATCCGTTACCAACAATAATTTGAGCAGAAGTTAAAGCAGCTAATTTACTAAGAGCAATAGAAGCATTTGCGGCTAAATTTGCATTAACTAAACTTGTATCAACCATTGTTGATGTAACAGTATTAGTGTCTCCAGTAGTAATTAGTGTCCCTGTTATGTCAGGTAAAGTAATAGTTTTATCTGAAGATTGAGGGTCTGCTACAGCAAGAGTTAGTTCGTAAGCGTCAACAGTTGAGCCTTCAAATACAAGGCTTCCAGTATTACCAATTAATAGCTGACCAGTAACAGTACCACCAGCAAGTCCCATCTTTTCTGTTTCAAGTTCTTGTAACGCATCTTGCACGTTAGTTGAACTTAGCTGACCGTAAGGTGTAAAAGTAATGTTACTAGCAACCTGCCCTGCTACTGTTTGCGATAAATCAATTTCATTCCAGCTACTACCAGCACTATTTGTAACTCCTAAAATATAATCAGGAGGTGAAAGTGATACAACTGGAGCTGGTGCGGAAGGCGTTCCAGCAACATCTACAACAACATAAACTCCATCAGTAGTAGAACTTGGACTTGGTAAATTACTTCCAACTGCTAGACCAGCCGCTATTCCTGCGGTGGTCGTACTAGCCATTTTGCTAGTACTTGCGTTGTAGGTTCCTCCAAAGACCAATGAACCTTTCGTTAACGTGGTTATCGCTTGCCAAGCGTTTCCATCCCAAATAAACGCATCTTCAGAAACCGTATCAAATAAAATCTGTCCACTAAATTGTGCTGTTGGATAACCACTCTGAGCTATAGATTGGAATATTGCTGTAGAAGTATTTGATAACTTAGTTCCATCAATTGAATCATTACCTATCCTTGCAGCGTCTACTGTCCCGCTTGTTAATATAGTTGCAGCAAGATTAGGAATATCAGAAGCAGCAAGTACGGTTCCAGCAGTAGCTACACCTTTATTATTTACAGTTAATTTTGTAAAGGTTCCTGCGCTAATTCCACTTGTAGAAGTTGTTAATCCTCCCGATCCATCAACAGTTAACCCTCCACCACTCGTGATCTGAACTGCACCTTTAGCACTTGTAGTCGCAACAGGAAGATCACCAGCCACTAAAGCGGTAGCAGCCGTAATCATTCCCTGATTATTGAAAGTAATTCCAGATACAGTTGCACCAGTCACACTATTTGAAAGTGACAATGCACCAGCACCTGTAACCGCTAAACCAGTACCAACAGAAACACCACCAACTGCTGATGTCGTAGCGAGGGGAAGATCACTAGCTGCCAAAGCTATCGTTCCTGTGATCAACCCCTGTGCGTTATAAGTAATCCCTGATCTTGTCGCTGCTGTAATTGTGTTATTTATTCCAAGCGATCCAGAAGCAACATTCAAAGACCTATTAATATTGCTTGTATTTAATTTCGCTGCCGTAACTGTTCCATCAGTTAACTTTGTTCCGCTAATCCCACTCGCTACTTTGGCATCTGTGACAGCAGAAGCAGCAATAGCAGCCGTATCAACTGCGTTGTCTGCTAACTCGCTAGATGTAACTGCATCAGCAGCAATCTGAGTAGAACCAATAGCTCCTGCAGCTAAAATTGTTCCTGCTAAATTATCTGCTAATTTTGCTGCTGTTACTTGGTCATCACCAATCTTGGCAGTTGTTACAGCGTTCGCAACAATAGCTGCTGTATCAACCGCATTGTCAGCTAATTCACTAGCACCAACAGCATTAGCAGCTATATTTCCTGATCCAATTGTGTCTGTAGCTATCTTTGCTCCTGTTATTGCTGCATCAACTACGGCTGCTGTATCAACTGAATCATCCGCCAGTTCAGACGCACCAACAGCATTAGCTCCTATCTGTGCAGAAGTAATAGAATTACCAGTTATCTTTGCAGCAGGAATATCACCATCAGTAATATTTAACTTTGCATAAACTATCTCTCCGTTATTAATTTTTGCATTAGTAATTGCATTACTAGCAATAGCAGCAGTATCAACAGCATCATCAGCAAGCTCGGATGCACCAACGGCATTGGCAGCTATTTGTGTTGCAGTAACAGTATCATTTACTAATTTTGCACCTGTAATTGTAGCGTCAGTTATTTGTGTTGCAGTAATAGCTCCATTAGCTATCTTTGCAGTCGTAACAGCTAAGTTTTGGATCGCTACTGTTGGTACTTGGTTTGTTCCTAATGTCCCAACTTTTGCAGCAGGTATTGAAGCTGCATCAATTAATGCAACTCCAGCTTCTATTAAATCTTTTACCGTTACTTTTTTTGTTTCTGACGCACTTAGGTCAGCAATAGGCAATGGATCTGTCGCTTGTACACTTGCTTCTGCTAACGAAGGCAGATTACTAATTTCAAGATCTGGCATTGACCCGTAACTAAACCAATATCAATATCTTACTTTCTATTTGCTTTTTTGTTACTACTCTTGCTCTAAAACAATTCGATCTCCATCTTCTTGTAAAAGCTTGTCTGAATCTTCTTTCAACAAATATGAATCAGGAGCACCAATATTTAATTGAATTTCTCCACTCGTAACAAATTCAATTCGTGTCTCAATCTCGTTTGTAGCTGCAACGCTTAAAGCTGCATTTGTAACAATGCACTTACTTTGATAATAAACAGTTTGTTTTTTATCATCAGCGTTTCTATGAATATAAAAACGTCCATCGAAGTCAGCTCCTTGCTGTAAACGAACCACTAATTGAGCTAAATAAACAGGTAGCTCTGGATAAATACCAATTGTTCCCTCAGTAAAAGGTGCATGATCATAATCATGTTCCCACAAACAAGTCATTGATCCTTGTCCAGAAATTAATCCAGAATCATATTGATCTCTAAACTCTCTTCCTAAAGTTGTTGTGTCTACTTGATCTCTATTCGTTGTAATCTCAAACTCTTTTACATTTGCCACAAATCTATAACGATCATTTTTAGTTTTTATATTGATTTCTTTAGTAGAGCTAGGAGTTACAAGAGTTAAAGCATCAGCCGTTAATCCTCTTACAGCTTTTTCAAACGTATTAAAAAGTCTAATTCCATCTGCCTTGTCAATATGTACGAACCAACTGCCATCTGGATAACTATGGCTTGATACAAGTTCTAATGTTGATCCATCAACTGTTGATATTTCTACACGATCTCCAGAGATTAAAGACGCTAAAGAATGATCAACACCAAATCGTTTAGTTGTTGTATTGACATCTGCTGGATCTAAATCCGTGTTAAATCCTCCAGATGCAGAATCTCTGGATATGGCAACCTCACCATTTTGTCCAAAATAAATAGTCAAGACTTAAGAACCAGTAGGAAGCTTGTTCTCAACAGGAGCACCGTTAGCTTCAAAAGAAATATCACAAGATGAAACTTCACCCATTGAACTACTCATTCCAATACTTGTAATAAATACAAAGAATGTAATTGAACGATTCGTACCGACTTCTAACTTAAGTTTTAATTCTGCACTTGCAGCATTTTCTCCATCACCACCAGACGAAGAAGTTTCACTTACTTTTATTGAATTTTCAAGAATATCTTTAAGGTTTGATCCTCCTGAAGTTGTTTCATAAAACAACCTTGCACTACCTGAATAACTTCTAATTCCATCTTTCAAAGTTCTATCAGTATCTCCCATAGAAGTAGTTTCTATGACAGCCTGACTCATTGAATAACTCCAGTTTTGTACCTTGGCTTTTTTTACGTCACTTACATATAAGGCTCCTGTCCTTCCCGAATAAAGTGTTGACACGATCTCAAACTAAAACATTGCGTTTATTCTACGGTGAATCGAGACAAGCGACAAAAGAACAACTAACATTACTCAAACCTTTAAAGGCACTTGTTACCGATGGAGGGGCAGAATATCTCCATTTTAAACCTGATGTTGCCTCTTTCAAATAACCTAAAAGATCTGTATTTGTAACACCAGCCGTTCCATAACCACGGTCAAACGTCACATAATTCCATTCAGAATTAACGTCTTCATAGTTTTCTAAAATTAATGCTGCTTGAGCATCTGTGATACCTGAAAAACCTAATTGCAAAGTCGCATTAACTCTTTTATTTCCATAACGTAAATGTGTTTTCGTACCATCTAAAGATTCAAAGGTGGTACTTGGATATTCACCAGGGTTATACCTTCTAGACGAAGGCTTAATCGTAGGGAATGGTTTTTCTGTTGCCATTAGATTAGTGGTAAGAAATGACTCAACGTATCGTCATCCCATCCCTCAAGAATAGCTAATGAACCTGTACTTGTTATTGGAGCGTGACTACCAGAAACTTCAACTAAGCCATCTTCTGCATAAGAAATAGTCTCTAACTTATAAACTCTGTTACTTGTGGTCGTATTTTTTAACGTAAATAAAACACCTCTAAGTCCAATAGAAGCATCAAAATCAATAGTGGCTTCTCCTACTTCTGCTGTTCCAGGTTTCCAATAATAAATTGCTTGAGATCCAGTTATCGTATCTTTACTAATTACTTTTCCATCAGCAGTAATCACACCATTGTCATAACGATCTACATGAGTAGCTTCAGAAACTAATCTAAAATAATCCCCAGGTTGTAATCCAACTACATATTGAGGAGCCGTTTTAAAACTAAGACCATGATCAACTTCTTTTCTTAATTTTAAAATGTATTTTGCATACGTTTTAGCATGGGCTGATGTAGTACAAAAACCAGACAAGTCATAGTTTTCAATTGGATCAGTATTACTCCCACCGTTGTCGTCTTTTAATCTCAGCATTATTGATTTTGTTTCTGCAAATCCATTTGCTTTTTCTTTCCTATACAACACATTTGCCTTAAACATTTGCCTCTCTTCTGGAGTCAAGAACGAAACTTGTAAATCTTTAATATTGCCATCAGTAAATAATGCTTTTACATCAACTTTTGCACCATGATCAATTTGATAATTACTGTCATAAGGAACAGCAGGGATTAAATTAAATTTTCCTCCTATAACCGTAAAATCAAGCAAGTTATACGTCCCATGCTCATACAAAAAATCTCTTAAATTAATCTTGTTGCTGATAATGCCATCCCATGTAAAAGCATTGTTTCTACAAAACAAAGCTCCTGTTGTCATTTCTCCTACAGCACTAACACCGACTAACTCTCCAGCTCCTAAATATTTATCAGTTAACAAAGCATAAGCAATTTCAACAAAGTTATTACTTGCTTTAGGTGGGCCAGCAGGACTATTTGTTAAATCTGGTACTTTAATTCCTTTTTTAAAATAAGCTGATAATTGAGTAAAGTTAGTCCACTCTTTTGCACTATTAATTCTAATACCACCTATAGCTAAATCCATATAAGAAGCCTTGCTGCTACCAGGATTTGTCAACTCGTTTACATATACAATTTCATGTTCTGGGCCGTCTTGATGACTTTTTTGTTCCATTCCTGGAAATTGAACGTAGTCAGCAATTGCATCTAATTGGTTTAAATTATCTTTTAAAACTGCTCCCGATCCAGTTCCTATTCCTGTAACTTTAATAGCTATACCATTTGCAGGATAAGTAACATTGGCATTTAGTCCTGCTGGTTTAGGAATAGTAATAGTATCTCCAACTTTATAGTCATCACCTGCGTTTAATATATTCCAATTGGCGTTCCAATTGTACAAAGGTGTTTGCCAAGTAATCGTTAATTTTAAAGTAAGTCCTGAACCACTTCCATCTGTTGTTGGACTAACTGTAGATTGAAAAAAGGTCATGCTTCTTCTGGTACTCCAACAGTCAAAGTAATGCTAGGGGTTTCTTTTGTAATCTTAAAGTATTGAACTGGTTCGTTATTAATAGGATTAGCAGTTACATGAGCTGTGTTACTAGACATCGTGTAAACAGATTGTGAAAGATGAGGTTGAGAAGTTACAGAAGTAAGTCCATCCTGACTTGTTGTAGTAAGACCACCTCCTACCATCTCAGTACTCTTGATTTCAATATCAGTAGCAGCAACCCCTGGTTCAGTAAAGGTAACTCCAACTTCTTTTCCATCTTCATACGCAACCCAAGCCCATTGACCACTTGGATAATTTGTATTCAATGAAACTAACGTCTCGTTATGTGGTTGACCTGCTGTTGTGTTGTAGTTGTATTGAGGTGTTGGAGCAGGAGCAGGAGGGCCATATTGAATACCAGAAAAACCTATCTGAGATGTTTTTGATAATTCAGTAACACCACCACTATCACTTTCACCCGTACCAGTATTAAACGATTGAATCCATTCGGTATTAGATACTTCGTTAAAAGTTAAAATTAAATCATCTCTACCAGCAAAAGTAATAACAAATTTTCCAAAAGTTGTATCAGATAAAAAATCACTTTCTAATTGCCCTGATTTAGATAAATTTGCATTTAATAAATTTACTTTTTGATTCATGTGATATAAAGCTACGTTATTTCCTGGGTACGGTTTAAACCTAAATTCATATTGATCATCATCAGACAAACCAAGTTGAGGATGAAATATTTTTATATAGTTATATTGAAACTCAGCAGTATTACCTTTGACACAAAATAAACCAGTATGATCATTTTGTATTTGATTATTTAGATCTTGCCAATCACTATTTGTACCTGCTCTTCTTACTTGTAGTTTAAAGAAAGAAAATCTTTTAATAAATAAATCAACTTGCCCTAATTGAAAATTAACTTTATCTTCGTAAATATCATCTAAAGCTTCTTTTGTAGGAATACCATTAATATTTGCACCTCTAATACTACTAAAAACTTTTGACTTTAAACCTATTTCTGTCATTGCACATGGTCTGCTATTTGTAATCGTTCCAATGGCTACACGTTGTAAAATAGGATTTCTATAAGGAAAACCATACTTCAAAGAATAATCATCCATATATTGACTTGTAAAAATAATTCTTCCATTAATTTCACTAGAGTCTCCTCCGTCAGCAGGATTTATCCATAAAGGTTGTGCTGCATGATTATATAAATTTGGATGTTTAAATAATGTTCCATAATCAACTCCTGTTTCTGTCACTTTAAACGTATATTTTCTTTCGATTCCTGCATACATTTCTGTCCCATTTATAACTGTTGTTGGCCTCCAAGGTGTTCCCTCTTCTGCTTGGTTATCTATATTTTCAACTCCATCACAAACAATCAATCCATCTCCAATCATATATGTTTCGCCAACAGCAATATGACTATCAATTTCTTCTCTAAGTGAACGAACCATTGATACAACATCCTCTATTCCATGAGGGGCTGTACCTGTTGCCATATCTTCGTCATATCTTTGATTACTTTTTAAAATTCTGTAAGTAACTACATTATCAACAGCATTTACATTTCCACCTGTAATACCAGCTCTTGTGGGCCAGAAAGTAGCTATTTTCTTTTGCTTAGTAACAACAGCTCTTTTTGCTTCGTTTGAACTTTTAGGTTGAGGATAAATTAATTCATAAGGAAGTTTTACAACACTTGCATTTGGCATTGGACTATATAAACCAAATATTGCTTGCGTTGTAGGATTTCTCGTTCCACTAAAAGGCCAAACCTGTGCAGAATTAGTTGTTGAATTACCAACAGGCCAAGTGTCAGAAAATACATCTGTATAAGGAAGTGGCATTCCTGCAACTTCTGAATCATCATATCTATCTCCTTTTTCAATCCTATTAAATTGATTCATTTCACTAGATTTGAAAAATAAATCTAGTTTCTTTTTGCT